CTACAATGCTGAGCTAGCCGTTAACGCAGCTGGAAGCGCATTAAGAATAAAAGGAGCATTAGCAGGTGATTATGGTACTGTCATAGTTGATAGTAGCGCTAGTGTAGATTTAACTTTCCCACCTGGAAGTGTTCACCCAGGTGGCACTGCACCAACTCTTACAGGTACAGCTAATAAAGACGTATTAAGTTTCTTATATGATGGTACTAATTATTATTGGACATCAGCATTAGATTTTTCATAATGAGTAGAAGAGCAATACCTTTCTTTTCAATAAATGGAATAGCATCAGAAGTAGGTCCACCTATTACTGCTAATCTACTTTATCATTTAGATGCATCAACAAATGACAATGTATATAACGATGCAGGAGTAACTAAATGTACTAACGGTGATACGGTTCAACAATGGAATAGTTCTAATAATAGCCGTTTCGCACAACAACTTACATCTAGTGAAAAACCTACATTTAGAACAGGTGGTCAAAATGGTAAAAGTTATATTGAGTTTGTTGCATCGCCAAATGAATGGTTATATATAGACACGTGGGAATCAGCTTATGAAAGTGATAACTATACAATATACGTAGTATGGGAAGCTGTTGGAACTAACTCTGGAGAGACTTATCCTTTTATAATGAGTATCGGTAGAGCACCAAGTACAGCTTTATCTCAGTATTTTACATCTAGTTCTAATGAATATGAGTTTGCTTTTACAAGTTGGACTGGTGATTATTTTGATAATGCGGATTATGCGGATAATACTGTTCAAGCTTATTGCCATAGAGTTGAAGCAGGTGTTGGTCAAAACTTATTAGTAAATGATGGGGAGGAAACTACAGGTACTGCCGAAGAAAGTCCTAATTATGGAAGTAGTAATCAAAGAGTTGCTATAGCTTGTAGTTGGAGTGGAACATCAGATGCTAGACATACTAATATGGAGTTGTATGAACTACTAGCTTATGACAGCACGCATAGTGATGCAGACAGAACTTTAACAATGAACTATTTAAATACTAAATATAATATCTGGTCACCATGAAAGTAATAGAAATATATGATGCTATAGATGATTCTGATTTTGATAATGTAAATTCAATATTTTTAACTCAAATAAAGAATGCTGGTTATGTACCACAAACTGATTTTTTATATTCTAAAAAAATATATGTAAACAACGATACTGGTCGTATAGGTTTAATAATAAGAGAAGATTGGCGAGAAGCTTTATTAGAAGGATTGAGTGATGCTCAATTACTTAAGATAAAAACAATAAATAGCGTTGATGACGCGGCTTATTTTCCTGTTGTACCTGACAAGTAAAATAAATAAATAAAAATAAAATGGCGTTAACAATAACCGAAAACGGAGAAGCTAAATTAAGAATAAGCGGAACTAATACAGATTTAGGTTCTATATATTCACGTATATCTTTTGATTGCTCATTAGGCGGAATGGAAATGAGAGCAGTAATTAATTCATATAGTACTAAAGCTGAATATGAAGCTAATGCTGGTTCTTTATTATTAATAGATGAGTTACCAAATCAATTCTATGTAGATGTAATTCCACCTGCAGTTCAATCATTACAAACAGTACACGAAGGAGTTAAAGCAGAATTAGAAGCTTTAGGATATACAGTGGAAATAGTAGATCTATAATGTGATTATACTATTACAAAACAAATATAAATTTAATTTAATCAAATGAAAATAAAAGAAGAACAACTAAAGAAGATTCAAGAACAACAAACTAAACTTAACGATTTACTAAATAAAGTTGGTGTATTAGAAGCTAACAAACACGGACTACTCCATGAGATGGCAGGAGTGAATCAAGAGATAGAAGAGTTTAAACAAGAACTTGAAAAAGAATATGGTGCTATCAATATTAATTTAGAAGATGGTACTTACACAGAGATAAGCAAAGAAGAGGAAGAAACTCCTGTAGCTGCAGTTTAATGTCTAGTGTAATTAGAAAAATTAGTATAGGATCTGACTATAAAAACGATGCAATGCATTATTCAATAGGTCAAGAAGTTTATGGTGGTCACAATATATGTGACATACTTTTTGAGGATAATGATCAGTCATATAATATTTATATAACTAAAAACAAGGAAGTATTACCTTGGAAAAAGTTTAATAAGAATATGGCTATATCAGTTGAATATGATTTAACATATTCATGAAAGCATTATATGATTTTATAGTAGAACCAGTCGGTGATAGATATGCTAATAAAATTAAAATAGGTGATAGTGAGTTGGTATTAAATGCTAATATTGAAAACCATAAGTTTGTAAATGTTATAGCAAAAGTAATATCAACTCCCGTAAACCTAGATACAAATATAAAAGCTGGTGATCTATTACTAGTACATCATAATGTATTTAGACGTTTTTATGACATTAGAGGCAATGAAAAAAACTCTAGGTCTTACTTTAAAGATGGAAAATACTTTGTGTCTTTAGATCAAATATTTATGTATAATAACAATAGTTGGAAAGCATTTGGTAATAGATGCTTTGTTAAACCATTGCAAAGTGATAATACATTTTTAACAGATTCTAGAAAGAAAAACTATGGTGTACTAATTTATGGTAATGAAGAATTAAATAAATTAAATGTAAGTGAGGGTGATATAGTGAATTATAAAAACAAAAGAGAATTTGAGTTTTTAATAAACGACCAACTTCTTTATTGTATGAAATCTAATGATATATTAATAAACCATGGACAGCAAAGAAACGAGAAAGAATATAATCCAAGCTGGGCGTAAAGCTGTTACAGAATTAATTAAAGTAGCTGAAGAAAAAATCATTACCCATACTGATGATGATGTCTCAGCAGATCGTTTAAAGAACGCTGCAGCAACTAAAAAGCTTTGTATCATGGATGCTTTTGAAATACTACAACGTATTGAAGAAGAAGAAAATATATTATTAGGTAAAACAGAGGAAAAGAAAGAGGAGAGAAGTTTTAGAGGTTTTGCAGAAGGGAGGAGTAAGTGAGCTACGAACAAACTCTATGGCATGAAGTCACAGATATTATAAATCCTAAAATACTTAAAAAAAATAATAGGTATAAGAAATGGGAGTATGGTTATAATGCTGAATATGATTTTGTCTGTATAAGTAAAACTGGAAAGATTGGATCAATCATTGAAATACAAAACCTTCGCATTGCGCTACCAGCAACAGATGAACCGTATAAACGAAGCGAAGATAAAGCGAAACAGTATTGGGAAAGATTTGAATATCCCAAAGAACTGCAAAGAATAAAAACTAGGTTTGATTGGGAAGAATACCCATTAGACTTTAAAGAAGAATGGTACGATTATATAGATGAAGAATTTAGAAGACGTGAAGAGGGTTTTTGGTTTGTTAATAACGGCGCTAGCACTTATATTACTGGTACTCATTACATGTACTTGCAGTGGTCCAAGATCGATGTCGGAGCGCCTGAATATAGAGAGGCAAACAGATTATTTTTCATTTTCTGGGAAGCGTGTAAAGCAGATAACAGATGTTACGGTATGTGTTATCTTAAAAATAGACGGAGTGGCTTTTCGTTCATGGCATCTGCAGAGCTTGTCAACTTGGCCACTATCAGTTCGGATAGCAGGTTTGGAATCTTATCGAAAACTGGTGCAGACGCTAAGAAAATGTTCACAGACAAAGTCGTACCCATTAGTGTTAATTATCCATTCTTCTTCAAACCAATACAAGACGGAATGGATCGTCCTAAAACCGAACTTGCCTATAGAGTACCGGCCTCAAAACTTACACGAAGGAAACTTGAAACCAATGAGCAGGTCCGTGAATTACAAGGGTTGGATACCACTATAGATTGGAAGAATACAGGTGACAACTCTTATGATGGTGAAAAGTTAAAACTACTAGCCCATGATGAAAGTGGTAAATGGGAAAGACCTGATAATATATTAAACAACTGGAGAGTTACAAAAACTACATTAAGACTAGGGCGTAGGATCGTAGGTAAATGTATGATGGGCTCAACTTCAAATGCTTTAGATAAAGGTGGCGACAACTTCAAAAAACTCTACTACAATTCAGACGTTACGAAACGAAATAAAAACGGACAAACATCTTCTGGACTCTACTCTTTATTCATACCTATGGAATGGAACTACGAAGGATTCATGGATTCTTTTGGACTTCCTGTATTCACAACGCCAGAAGATCCAATCCTCTCTATCGACAATATCCCAATTGACTCAGGAGTCATTGAACACTGGGAAAATGAAGTTGAAGGATTAAAA